GTATTAGGTGTTATTAACTTGCCTTCAGAGATTATTGACCCGGTATATAATAATATACAAAATATGCTTGTTAAAGGGTATATTTATAAAAAGCCAATTTTTAGTCCTACTCAGCCAAATAAAGTCGAAAAGGTTGAATTTATTCCCATGGATCAAAACCAGATTATGTATGTTAATTCTGGTGTGTACAACGAAACAAAGAATTTTATTATACCTTTCTTAGAAAATGCTAGACGCCCGTATAGACAATTATCTTTAATTGAGGATGCTATTGTTATCTATCGCCTAGTGAGAGCGCCAGAAAGATTGGTCTTTAATGTTGATGTTGGTAATATGCCTCCACCAAAAGCTGAAGCATATCTTAAAAAGCTTATTCAAAATTATTGGTCGAGAAAGACATTCGATATTGATCAAGACGATATCGTAAAGAAATTTAATCCACAATCAATGCTTGATGCGTTTTGGTTTGCTAAACGTCAGGGATCAGACGGTACAACGGTCGATCAATTAGCAGGTGGTGCTAATTTAGGCGAATTATCTGACCTAATGTACTTTATTAAAAAGCTGTATAGAGCGCTTAAAGTACCTGCTGCTAGATTAGATCCTCAAGACCAAGCTTCTGTTGACGGGTCGACAATTTTAAGAGAAGAACTTAAATTTGCGAGGTTTGTAATGAGACAACAGCAAAGATTTGCTGCTGGCCTTAAAAAAGGATTTATCACTCATTTAACCTTAATGGGTACATTTGAGAAATTAGAACTTACTGAACAGAATATTGAAGTCGAGTTTAATGTACCTACTAATTTCTATGAATTAAGAGAGAATCAGAGACTCGAGCTTAAAGCCGGTAACTATACCAATTTAGCAGGTAATGAGTTCGTTTCTGCAACTTACGCCCAGAAAAAGTATCTTGGGTGGAAAGATAAAGATATCTTAGCTAACAGAGAATTCTTAAGAAAAGATGCTGAATTGCAATGGGAGCTGGCTAATATTATAGCAGCTGGCCCTGCTTGGAAGGAAGCTGCTCTAGCCGGCGAGCTAGCAGAAGGTGAAGCAGCTGTTGGTGGTGAAGGTGCTGGTGTAGGAGGCGGTGAAGGCGGCATCCCAGAGTTTGGCGGCGGTGAAGCCGACGTTGGTGAAGCCGATACAGAGGAAGTCGCCGAGACTGAAGTCGAAGTAGAAGAGCCCGTAGTTTAACGCGCTGGGTTGCTGCTAAAGAACTGAGTTCTGTAATAAATAGCTCCGGTGCTAGCAGCATACGCGGATACATCGTTAACGTTAGTTAAACCTCTAAAAGTAAAAGAGTCATTATCGTCGAGCGCAAACCCGTGCGCACCACTAGCGTTATTGTTGTCATATATAGTAACAATACCACCCGTCTTATTCTCTATAATAACTTCAGAACAAGGTTGCCCAACCCCGTAGCCTCCAACGTCGACACTTGACAGACACGTTAAGGTAGTAGCGGCAAGACGCATGCTGAATGTTCTACACTGATTTATATTATAATAAGTGCTACCGTAATTAGTTGTTGGTGTTATAGCCATATATTTATTTATGCTGAATAAATAATTTTATGGCACTTGCATGCAACATTACACCACTTTCCGCTTTCTTATCAACAAATTTAAATAGTAAAATTAAAACTTATGATAATTTAGGGGATAGAATTAAGAGATCTTTAGGATATCCATTAGTTAGTTTAGAAATACATACAGACCAGCTTAGACAAAGCATTCAAATAGCAGTTGAATATTTTACTAAATACGCTGGATATACAAGAGAATTTTTAATATTTGATTCAGATATGTATGAACAGAATAAAGGAATTCGATTAGATTTCCTTTATACACTAGCAAATACCGATCTAAATACCAAACAAAAACAAGTAGATGGTACAAATCCTCTTGGCCCAGGTCCAGAGTGGTATGGCTCATATGCACCTACTACATTAAGTGCAGCCGGAAAAGGTAATTCTGAAAGATCTATCGCCTCTGTATATGTTGCTACTTCAACATTAAGTGCATCTAATTTTGTTACTTCATACAGTCTTTCATCTCTCTTTGCAAGTCAATCTGGAGAAGGGGGCGGATCTACTGGCCCAGGGATTGCTGCATTTGAAGTATTTAATGAAACACTTTACAAGGACATAACAGCTTTTACACCAGGTCTTAGCGCTTATTTTAAAGCAACACCACCACAAACTGTACCGTTTGAAGGTCAAGATTCGTCAGCACTCTATTATCAAAATGTATTTGACTATGATGTAATGGAATATAGAAAAGTTGTTGATGTAATAGACTTTGAAGAAGGTTCATCTACCGGTATTAATACACTATTTACACTCGAACAAACACTAGCGCAGCAGACTTATTTTAGTTATGCACTGGGTAATTACGGGTTTGATCTTGTGTCTTGGTACTCACTTAAAGAGTGGATTGATACAAGGGAAAAATTATTAGCAATCCGAAGAGATATAAAATTCGATTCAAGAACCCAATATTTGCAAATGTACCCGCAACCTAATAACGATAAATTTTATGGCGTTATTGGGTGTTATTTAGAGCGCGCAATACGAGATGTTATTATGGAGCAATGGGTTTATGAATATGCGCTAGCGCTAACACAAATAACAATCGGGCGAGTTAGAGGTAAATTTGGTAATGTTCAATTATTAGGTGGAGGCGCGTTAAATTATGATATGTTAACAGAAGGTTTAGAGAAAAAAGCTGAACTCGAAGGTAAACTATTGGAGGGAGCTTCACCTGGATTTGGGGACACAGAACCGCCAATGTTCTTTGTGGGATGAGGAAAAAGTGGCGTCAAGGCGTTTTTACACCTAAAAATTCTGAAAAATTTATTGGGTCGAAAGCTATTTATCGGTCTGGATTAGAGTTAATATTTTTTAGATTTTGTGATAATAATCCTAATGTAATTAAATGGGGAAGTGAAAATGTAGTTGTACCGTATAAAAGTCCATTGGACAATAGAGTACATAAATATTATGTTGATAATTTTGTAACTATAAAAGAAGGTAAAGACACTATTAGCTATCTTGTTGAAATTAAACCATCAAAACAAACTAAACCACCTCAAACAAAATATAGAAAAAAGCAGCATTTAATTTACGAGCAAAAAGCGTATGTAACTAATCAAGCAAAATGGAAAGCTGCTCGAGAATATTGTAAAAAGCGCGGCTTCACTTTCATTATTATTACAGAAAAGGAGCTTTATCCAAAGGGGTGACTAAATAATAGTATGGCGTTAAAACTTAACTTGGTTGTGGAAAAACCCGATGTGAACGATGAGTTCGAATACATTGAAGAAGAAGTAGATAGAAACTCCCCTTCCAATTTATATATAAAAGGCCCTTATATGATGGCTGAGGGTGTAAACAAAAACAACCGGCTTTATCCATTAGACGAGTTAGAGAGAGAAGCAACACGATATGTTGAAGAGATGATCAAGCCTGGTCGCGCAATGGGAGAGCTAAATCACCCAACTACAGCAGATGTTGATCTAGAAAGAGCCTGCCACATGGTAACCGAATTAAAGCAAGACGGGAATGTGTTTTATGGTAAATCAAAAGTTTTATCTACACCCTGCGGTCAAATAGTTAGATCTCTTATTAACGACGGTGTAAAAGTTGGTATGTCTTCACGCGCATTAGGAACCCTTGAAGAGAGTAGCGATCATAGTACTGTAAAAAATATGAAACTTGTAGCTATTGACTGTGTTGCAGACCCATCCTACCCCAAGGCATTTGTAAATGGAATCTTAGAATCAAAGCAATGGGTGCTTGTTGGTAATGATAAATACACCGAAGTATACGAAAATTTCGAAAAATCACTAGAAAAGCTCCCTAAAAAGGAGATTGATACCTTTTTACGTGACAGAATCCTTAGCTTTATTAAATCTATATAATAAATAATATTATGGCTAAAGAAAAATTAAAGATTATTAAGGTCATTGAGCATATTTCTAAGAAAAATTATGCCCAGGCACATAAATATTTAAAGAGCGTAATTGAAGATAAGATTACAAGAAGAATCAATCGCGCAACTGAAAAACCACTCTTTTAAACATGAAGAACGAAAAAGCATTACCAGAACAAGCAGCAGAGGTATTAACAGAAGAGTCTGTTAAGGAAATTGAAACTGCTATTGAAGAAAAAATTCAATTATCAGTTGAAGCTGCTTTAACGAATCAAGATGAGCTCTATGCTGAAAAACTTGAGGAGTTAGTAGGCGCAATTGATAAAGATCATACAAATAAACTTAAAAGAGTGGTTGAAGCTGTTGATCATAACAACGCCAATAAGCTTATTACTGTTGTAAAGCGTTATGAAAGCGAGCTTAATGGTAGAGCTAGTAAGTTCAAGTCGACTTTAGTTGAAAGTATTTCAGATTACCTAGAAGAGTATATTAATGAAGCTGTACCTACACAGGCTATTGAAGAAGCAACCAAAAACAGAACATCACGTGAAGTTCTTGCTAATTTAAGAAAGGTTCTTGCTGTTGATTCTTCTCTTATGGCAGAGTCTGTTAAAGAGGCGGTTGTCGACGGTAAGACACAGATTGATGAGTTGTCACAAACAGTTACAGCGCTTAAAAAAGAAAATAACCTTCTTAAAGAAGCATATACTAAAACAAAAGCAGATCTTGTATTAGAGTCTAAAACTGCACATTTAACAGGTAAAAAGAAAGAGTATATGATAAAGATTCTTCATGATAAGTCACCAAAATTTATTGAAGAAAATTTTGATTACACAGAAAGGCTTTTTGATAAAAAGGAAAAAGAAAGACTTAGTGTTATTAAAGAGGAGGCATTTACACAGCGAAAGGTCAAAACTGATGCCCCACGACCAAAGATTTCAGAGAAGAAAAAAGAGAACTCATCTAATCCATACTTGGAGGAACTTAAAAGAACTCACAAATAATTTCAACCCTGAACAATGAGGTGCATTTGTCACCTGAGTATCTTGGGACTAGATCCCATGAGGTAAAATGAAAGGAAACGTTTTATATGAACAAACCACAGTCATTTATAGATAGAGATAGAGCAGATACACTTCTTGAGAAGTGGGCACCTGTTCTTGAATATTCTTCTGATAGTGTTAAGCCCATTGAAGACGATCATACCCGTTTAAATACCGCCATTCTTCTTGAGAACCAGGAAAAGTGGTGTATTGAAGAAGCAAACTCCGCCGGTCACGGTGGAGCCTTCGGTAGCGGTGCTTCTACTTCGAACATATTCTCTCCGCCTGGTACTACCGGGTCGAATGATAATTATGCTCCTGGTGACGCTCGTCTTCCTAAAGTGCTTATCCCGATGATTCGTCGTACGTTCCCTGAGCTTATCACTAACGAAATCGTTGGTGTCCAGCCTATGTCAGGTCCTGTTGGACTTGCTTTTGCTCTTCGTTATGCTTACGAGTCTACTTATCTTGGAGCCGGTACTGATGGTACTGGTGATGCTACTACCAATCCTATTGGATCTGGTACTACAGGTCCAGGATTTACGCCTGGTTCGCATCCAACGATTGCAGGAGNTAACAAGANATATGATGGCGCTGCCGGTCTTCCGGGTGATGAACTTGGATACCAACTTCTTGATACCCGCTTCACCGGTACGTCTTCGACACGGTTGAGTGGTACTCCTGATGGTTCAACTTGGACCTTCAGTGCGCAAGATAAAGGTGTCGCTCAGATTCTTTCCGCTTTCGAGATTACTGGTAACATTCCTCAGGTCGAGGTTAAGTTCGAGAAAACAGCAGTTGAGGCCGGCACACGCCGTCTTGGCGCACGTTGGTCTGTCGAACTTGAGCAAGATCTTAAGAACATGAATGGTATCGATATTGACGCCGAGATCACAAACGCTATGTCGTATGAGATTCAGGCTGAGATCGACCGTGAAATGCTCATGAGAATGATCCAGTCGGCTCTCGGAGCTGGACTGAACAAAGGCTACTCCCTCTGGTCACCTGCTTCTGCAGATGGTCGTTGGATGGTCGAGCGTAATAGGGACTTCTATCAACGTCTTATCATCGAAGCCAATCGTATCGCCGTACGTAACAGACGTGGAGCAGCTAACTTTGTTGTTGCTACTCCTCGTGTTTGCGCCATCCTCGAGATGCTCCCTGAATTTCAGTGGGTGCCTGTGCAGGGTGATGTTAACACGCAGCCTGTTGGTATTGCAAAGGTTGGTTCACTCGGTGGGAGATTCAACGTTTACCGTGATACCAGAACAGAGGTTCAGAACTCTAGTTACTACAACAATCCTAATGTTAATCAGTACTCAGGTAGTACTGCTAACATCGAGTATGCGTTGCTTGGTTACAAAGGTCCTGAGTTCTACGACACTGGTATCATTTATTGTCCTTACATTCCTGTCATGGTTCAGAGAACTATTGGTCCTAACGACTTCGCGCCACGTGTTGGCTTGCTTACTCGTTATGGTGTTGTTGACAACATCTTCGGGGCTGATCTCTACTACCATGTAGTTATTGTTCAGGGACTCGGTACTGCGTTTACTCCGGCTTCTCAGTCAGTGTACTTCTAATCTTAGAACGTCGCTGATTAAGCAGCAGTCGAGAGACAAATCACAAAAACGGTGGAACGAAAGTTCCATCGTTTTTTTTTGCTTTAGTTACGTAAATTCAAACACATTTCAATAAATATTAATATGGCACAGAATATTCCAATCACTTCATACACTAATGGCTTTTTTGCTAACGATGTTATCGATCCTCCACAGCTCTTAGACGAGGTACCTTTTGTAAGTAACGCGATCGGTAAGAATATAGCAAGAACATCTGGGTTTGATATTTTATCTTCTGGATCAAATCCCAACGATACAGGTTCAGCTCTTATAGGTATACACAGCACAGCTGCATATGGCAACCAGTGGGGTACACAACACACTACCGGAGGACCCGGATTATCTGCAGTGGGAGTTTTGTGGAAAACAGATGCATCCCTACAAGCAGATGATGCTAGTTCTGGGCTTTCACGTACTACAAGAGTTATTCACTTAAGTACGCCTAACCGAGCAACCCCTCATACAAATCATAGAAACACTACAATTTGTACATTTATTTCAGCAGCTATTGACCTTGCTGTAGTATATAGAAACGGGTTTACAGCTACTTATACTTTATCTGCAGGTAACACTAATTTTAACGCTAAAGGTAATGGGTACACCGGCTATGGTGGATTAAGCGCGACAGGTAATGCATACAACGTTGAAACAAATGTTGGACCTAATATCCGTCGATTAGTTGCTTTAGGTTATCGCTAACTAGAGAACCTAGGAGAGCGCCTTACTTAGTTAAAAGTAATAAGAGTAGTATTCTACTCGTGTCATTGCTTCTCCCACGGGATACACAGGGTACGCCTAGTAGTTTTAAAACTCTTGCCTACCTGCTATACCTTCTTCTACTTCATTGTAGAGAATGTAACCATCTTGCTTATTACTATCCCAATATGCTGATGCTGTAGCATAATTACTAAAATGATGTTCTTGTAAATAGTTATCAGATATTCGAATGCCGGCATCGTCTAATGTATATTCTACTAAGTCTACGTAATAGCCACTCATGGGCTCTCTTAGCGGATCACATTCTGCTATATTCCAGTCGTATTCTTTCATAAGTAATTTATTGTATATTATAAACCATAATAATCCATTATATTTTTTTCTATAGCCGCCCGCGTAGTACTACAATCACCGTCGAAGACTAATACTTCAGCAACCCTTCCGTCTAAAGCATAGCTAGTAACACTACTACCACCACCAATCCCATAAACTCCAGCGCTGCTTCTAACTTGTCGAGTAGCTGTACCTTCCTCGTCACCGTCAATAAAACATCTCCAATCTCCTTGGTCAGACCCGGCTATAGCAGTATAGAGATGTGGATCTAGATCCAATCCAGAAACTGTCTGCTGATTCCTGTTGATTCCAAGTACTAGCATAACCAAAAAGATACTCACCTTGATAACCTGCAGGTGCAAACCATCTAGCTGATGCATTAGTCCAACCTAAAGATAGCATCATTTCCATACTACTTAAAGTCGTACCGTCAAATTCACCTACAGTAAATGAGCTACAATGGCCTATTCGAATATCTGGAAGGGCGCTATTTAAAGGCATAAAATCATTTGTACCATCAAAGTCTATTGCTGGCAAATCTGTACCATCTAGCTTCATTAAAGTACCAGATATAACTATAGGCGGCATATTATACCGACCAGTTTGAGTAGCATCATTTCCATTTCCGCTTTGATCGTAGAATGTTTTAACTCTTACATGGTCACCGTTTGCAAACGTTGTTAATGTTCCATCAATTATTTCCGTAGGAGTAAATCCCTGTGTTACACCAGAACTATCCTTATAACCTAGAATAACATCACCGTTATATTCTCTATTTAAATATCTAAGGCTATACATTCCATAGACTGCAAAGTCATAATCCCCTGGAGTCCCTAGGTCCATTAAAAGATCTCGTCTAGATGATATTATACCTGTTTTGCCTTTCATGTTTATGCTGTTAAGTCTCCTGCTACTAACCAAGTATCAGAAGCTATTTTGGTTAAAACAGCTGCACTATATTGTACCCGTGTTTTTAATTCATCGTCAGCAGCAGAAGCCGTCACGCCACTTCCTTCAGCGATTGTTAACTGACCTGCTCCTAATTGAGTAACTGTAATTTCCGTACCTATAGGAAAGGCGACATCGCTGTTAGGAGGTATTGTAAGAGTAATAGCACTCCCATTGCTAAGAGTAATTAATTTACCTTTATCACCTATTACTAAAGTATATGTTGTACCGGTCTGTGCATTAATATCAAGTTGTCCCTGTAACGCGCCACTAGCACTTATACTACCCTTAACAGTAAGAAGTTCATTTGGTGCTGTAGTACCTATGCCCACTTGTTGAGAACTACCATCAATCCTCATGGTCTCTTTCATAGACCCATCACATGTCTTGAAAATAATATCCTTATTTTCTGCCGCTTGATCGATCCTGACATCACCGGTTTCATTACACCAATACATATCACCATAAAAGAACATGCTAGAGCATGAAGAAGCTCCTCCAAATTTTAAGCAATACCCCCCGTTGTTTATGTTTAAGTTACCGCTACATACATCGAGAAGGTTAGCAGGGTTGGTGGAGCCTATACCAACATTACCACCATCTTCAACAAATATACCATTACCACCGTCATCATATAATTTAAGACCGTCTCCATCAGTCGCCCGGACACAATCTGTACAGATCGCACTAGAAAATGTCTTTGATCCTCCTATGGTTTGGGTACCTGTCGTTCTTATAACTGTGCTGTCAACTGCCAACGAACCGGAAGATGTTACGGTACCGGACATACCATCACCACCAGCGACACTTGTAACCGTACCTGCGCAATCAGTAAACCCGCTATCATTATTAAAGCCGCTGTTATTAATATTACCCTTAGTAAGTTTTCTCTGTGCGTCTGATGCATCCGTTACAACAAAATAATCACCGTCT